AATCAAACTTAATGTTCTTTCTGTTATTCCTGTTTTTCGAGCAATATATTTTTGCTTAATACCATGTTCTTCAAAAAAAATCTTCATTTTTCTAAACTCGAACATTATTTCACCTCTTTCACAAGTTTCTTGTGTTTGATATTATGTTATAACATTTTTCTTGTGATTGCAAGCGCTTTTATCAAATTTCTTGTGATTTTTATTTACAAATTCAAAATTTTAGAGTAAGATAACATCAAGAAAGATTTAGGGAGTGAACTTATGAATGAAAAAATATTATCATTATTAAAATCAGCTCGCACAAGCAAACAATTCACTCAAAAATTTGTAGCTGAAAAACTAGGTGTTAAAGGAAACACCATAGGGAATTATGAAAACGGTATTACTGAACCAGATATAGATACTTTCGTGAAGTTATGCAATTTATATGAAATTAATTATTCAGACGTATTAGAAACTGCATACGGACACCCACAAGATGAAAATAATATTAGTATTCACGAAAAAGAACTAATAAAAAAATACCGCCAACTTACTGCTGAACAGCAAGGAGCGGTAGAGAATAATATCGACTATTTTATTCAAGTAAATAAAAAAGATGAAACAACGGAAAACGGCGAAGACCCGTTCGCAAACAAGGTCGGATAATATATGTTGATTTTGATAAAAACAACTAATCTTTATATTTTTTAAGGAGATAACGATGCAACTAATTACTAAAGATTCAATTATTGACATAGCAGAAATTGAATCAGATAATTATTGGGATATAGGCGAGTCATCTGAATCTTTAATGCATAAAATCCACGCTTATCCTGCAAAATTTCCTGCTTTTATTACAAATAAAGCTATTGAATATGCAACAAACAATGGCCTCGAGGTCAAAAATATAGCCGACATATTCTGTGGTTGCGGTACGGTTGCACTTGAAGCACAAAAAAATCATAAAAATTTTTGGGGATGGGACATCAATCCTGTTGCTATTTTAATCGCAAAAGTAAAAAGCAATAATTATAATGTTGAATTACTGAAAAAATATTATGATACTATCATCAACAATTATCAAGAATCTAAGCAATCTGAACTTTGTCTAGAAAATATTAATGACAGAATCCGTTATTGGTTTACAGACACTTCTATTCATGATCTATATTTCCTAAAACAATCTATATTAAAATCTACAAAAAACAATAGTAAATATCGCTTATATTTTCTATGTGCATTTTCTAATATATTAAAACCAACATCAAGATGGCTCACTAAATCAATCAAACCACAAATTGATCCTAATAAGAAACAAGTTGAAGTTTTACATTGTTTTTCTACCCAATGTAAAATGATGCATAAAGCTGTAAGCAATGAACAACTTTCATGTCATGTAAAATCACAAATAAAACTAGCTAATTCCTTAAAAATAAAATCTAAAGAGCTCGTTGAACTTATTGTAACTAGCCCGCCATATGTAACATCATACGAATATGCAGACTTGCATCAATTGTCATCTTTATGGCTTGATTATACAGACGATTACAGAACATTACGAACTAATTCTGTTGGTTCAAGTTATGGGATAAATAATTTTGAATATAAGAAATTAAACAAAACCGGGAAATTTGTTATTGATAATTTAAAACAAATATCGCATTCAAAATTAAAATCTGTAGGCCAATATTTTATTGACATGCAAATCGCAGCCAAAATTTCTTATAATTTATTAAAATCCAATGGCATGATACTTTTTATAATAGGTAATACCGAATATAAAAATGTCTATATAAACAATGCCAAGCATCTAGTCGAATCTTTGTACAACGCAGGTTTCTCAAAAGTCTACATTTCCAAAAGGAAAATTACTGGCAAAATTTTAACTCCTTATAGAGATTCGACAGGGAAATTTGCTGCTTCAAAAAATACTAAAGAAGTTTATAGTGAAGAATTCGTAATTATCGGGAGGAAATAAAGTGGATTTATTAAATTTAGGCACAACAATTGATAATATCTCTGTAACAATAAGCTATAGGATAATAGAACTATTCTCTGCCGGCCTCTACTCTAGCCCTAATAAAGCATTCGAAGAATTGATTTGTAATTCTTATGATGCTTTTGCAAAAAATGTTGCAGTATATGTCCCTGATGATTTAACGGCTAATAACGCTTTTATTTGGGTTTGTGACAACGGAGAAGGTTTAAACAGTGAAGAGTTAAAAAACTTATGGCGTATAGGTGCCTCAAACAAAAGAATCAATGGAATTCGTGATAGCAGAAGGCCTCAAATAGGTCAATTCGGTATAGGGAAACTGTCTACATATATCTTAGCGCGAAAATTAACTTATCTATCAAAAAAAGATTCAAAATATTTAATGGTCACTATGGATTACGATAAAATAAGCAACGGAACAGGAGACCCTATCCAAAATCAAGATATCATATTGGACGAAAAAGAAATTTCCGAAAAAGAAGCTCAACAAATAATCCAATATTATATTAAATCAAGTATTCCTTTTGATATGTTTGGAAATAATGCGTCTTCAACGTGGACATTATCTATATTGAGTGATTTAAAACCAAAAGCCCAAGAAATTAAAATTGGACGACTGAAATGGATTTTAAGGACTGCTCTTCCTTTAAATCCTGATTTTAAATTAAAATTGAATGACGAAGATATTGAATCATCTAAAATAGATACACCTATAATGAAAGAATGGATCATTGGCAAAGAAGATATCACTGCTGAATCAATGGATATAGCTACTCCAAGAGAAAACATACTGAAAAATGGTGATAAAACTTATTCTGTTGACTTTGATAATCTGAAAAATGTTCGTGGAAAAATAACACTATATCATGATTCTTTAGTAGATGGAAAGTCAGCAAATTTAGGACGTAGCCATGGCATTTTCCTTATAATACGTGGGCGTTTAATAAATCTTGATGACCCTCTACTTGGAATGGAAGCTTTCTCACATGGTACATTTAATCGATTAAGAATTGAAGTTCATGCTGATGAACTAGACAACAACTTAACTTCTACACGTGAAGCAGTTAAAGATTCTTTACCGCTAAGCCAACTAAAAGAATATTTAAAGAAAAAAATTAACAATGAAGCAAGAAAATATTATATGGAAACAGTAACTAGCATGGAAGATACACAAAGTATTGCTGCACGTTTATCCAAAACTTCCTATAATACATCAAAAAAGCCTATCAAAGATTTTATTACTAAATTTTTTGAGTCAAAAATTTTTGCACCTTTCATAATTGAAAAGCCAAATGTAGAAGACAAAGACAAATTATTGGAAGAGTATAATTTTGATGTTGATTCTACAGAACAAATTATTAATAATAGAAATTTTGTATCCATGTCTAGCGCATCACCTATTTGTAAATTTGATTTAAAAACTCATTCTTTAAATATTAATATGTTCCATCCATTTGTTGCAAATTACTTACATGAGTTCAAGAACTTGGTACCATTAGAAGGTATCGCCATAGCAGAAGTTTTGACCGAAGCTCATATGTATCAACTTGATATAGATGAGACAATTATTCGTGAAATAATGCAAAGGAGAGACAATACATTAAGAGAGTGGGCCACTCATGACAATGCAGGAATCCCAGCTGTTGCAATGCTTTTGCGAGATTCATTATCTAATCCTGATGGATTAGAAGAAATTGTAGCAAAAGCTTTAAACGCTTTAGGGTTTGTTGCAACTAAAATTGGCGGGTCTAATAAACCAGATGGAAAAGCAGAGGCAATTTTAGGATATTCTATAGAAGGAATGAATCAGAACTACTCCCTTACTTATGATGCCAAAAGCACAAAAAAAGAGAGAATTGCTGCGGCAACAGCCCATTTAGCCGGTCTTAAACGTCATCAAAAGGACTATAATGCCGATTATTGTATTGAAGTTGCGATAGATTATTCAGGTGCAGAAGATCCGGAAAGCGCTATTTCTAAAGAATCAATTCAACAAAAAGTCACTATGTTATCAGCCAAAAACTTAATGCGAATTTTATTTTTGGCAGTACCTAAGCAAATTTCTTTAGTAAAACTTCGCGAATTATTTGAAACTTGTTATTCTCCTCTACAGGTAACTGAATGGATAAATCGGATAGAAGTTTCAGAACCAGAAAAAGCACCATATATGCAGATTATAGAAATTATTTATGAAAAACAATCTACTGATACAGAAATGCCCAGTATATCTGTTGTTAGAGAAATATTAAACACTCGCCTTTCAACAAGCTATAGCAGTATACAAATTAATAATTGGATAAAAGTCATGCAGTCACTAGTCCCAGAATTAATAACTGTTAGTTCAAATTCTTATGTGTCAATCCAATGTTCTCCCAGCGTATTAAAAGATAGGATAACCAGTATAATACATACCAGTACACTCCCTAAAGAATTAACAAATATGTATGACAAAATACTTGAAGAAAGATAAAAATAGCCGCCCGGTGTTGGCGCACCGAACGGCTGTGTAATAACCCCACCTCGCAAAAAGTAAGGCTGATTACGCTAATATTATAACATATTGCAACCAGCCTTTACTACTTTATACACAATTTTAAAGAAAGGCTGGTTTTTTATATGAAAAAAAGACGATCAAACGGTGAAGGCGGTCTATCATGGGACAAGGAACGCCAAAAATGGTGCGGCACACTGCGCGACACCAGCGGTAAACCACATAAATTCAGGCATGTTGATAAAGTAGAAGTAATCAACTGGCTCAATAAAATGCGCCTTGTGTACAGCAGTTTAAATCCGCTATACAGCTATGATACTACTTTGCAGGATTTCGCCTTTGCCTTCATAAAAAATAAGGCTGCTAATCCTAAAATAGCTGAAAGCACTGTTAATTATTACACCTACTTGGCTTCAAAGCTTTATCCGCTGGCAAACGAAGTGATGAATAAAATCACGCCTGAAGATATCAATACCTTTATTGCAGAAGCTGATCTGTCCGCTTCCAATAAATCAAAGATATATAAATTCTTAAAAATCCTATTTGGAGCTGCAAGGAAAAATAACCTTATTCTTGAAAATCCTATGGATATAGCCATTGTTCCGGAGTATGAACCGGAATACGATGAACCATTTACACCGGAAGAAATAAAACTTATTATCACTAAATTAAAAAATACTCCTAAATTTTTACGCTATTATGCCCTCTGTTCACTTGAAAGTGTTATAGGCGCACGTATAGGTGAAATTTTGGGAATCGAGCGCAGTACATTAAACTTTGAAAAAAATTACTGCAAAATAAAAGATGCAGTAAAAGCTGATATAAACGGCCGAACCTATGTGGGAAAAACCAAAACCAAAGCTTCTGTTAGAATACAATATTTTGATGCCGGTATAGGTAAAATCCTGCAAGACTACTTGGCAGCGTGCAATGTAGATAGTAAATATTTATTCTGCACAGCCAACGGAACGCCTATCAGCGTCCGTAATATGCAAAGAGCATGGAAGATGATTTTAAAGCATGCTAACGTGCGTTACCGCAGCTTTCACTATCTGCGCCACAGCTTTATAACAGAAATGTTTATTCAAGGCTATGCCGCAGCAGACATTGCCGCTGTAGTAGGTCACAGCCGTTTAGAAACAACCAACAAATATGCCCTGCGCCGGCAGGACAAAGTTTTAGAGATTGCCAAAACAGCCGCCAACATTTATAATATTGCTTAG